CATCAATCACAACTCAATTAACTTCATCTAGATATTTCAAATCACCTTTTGCTTCTTCCAGTTGTTCATAAACCAGTTTTAGAGCTTCTTTTTGTGCGGCAGCATGATCTTCGATAACCTTTTCAAATGTTGCTATTCTGTCCACTACTTGTTGTCTAATCTTTGGATACATACTATTTGGCAACTTCTCATATTTATTTTCCTGACTCATCTACCAACTCCTTTTTATTACTAATTTCTTGCCTTCTTTTAGACAAATTATATAAAGCTGCAGCTATTTCTTGTAAACTTTTATCATCCATATAATCTAGATAATTAATAATTCTCATTTTCTTTGTATCATTATCAACTTCAAGTTCCATCTGACCATACTCCTTTTGGGTTATTTTTGGTTTTATGTCTTTCCATTATTAGCTTCCTTGCTGAAGGATTGTCTTCATTCCACCTTTTGGCCCTAGCTATACACAATTTTTTATTTTTCTCATACCACTCTTTCTGATTTTTCTTTTTCTTCTTACTATTCTTTTGTTGTTCTAGAACTGCTTCTTTATTTCTATGATACCACTCTCTCTTTTGTCTCTTTCTTTGAGTATTTTGATTCATAATTTCAAAGAGTTGATGAAAGTTGTCCCTATGCAAAAATCTCTCTCCAGCCGTATTTACATATCCAATAAGAATCTACAATATCAGTTGTGGGATTCGTCAGTTTAGTTGATTTTGGTCTAAGGGTTTTCTGAAGGCCTACTGGTGCAACACACTCTTTAGAAAATGCGTCATACATTAAATCTTTATTCGCATTACCCTTACCTGTGGCATATTTTTTAATAACTGAGGGGGGTATTGATGTGAAGGTCTGGTTTGCCTTATACATCTTATGTTTGAGTAGTCCAGAATTTTCTGCAACAGAACGAACATAAGATTTACCAGAAGTAGCAAAGGCATATCCTTCTATGAATACTTGACATCCACTAATTATACTCATAGTCCAATCTGAAAGTAGATCATGTCTTTGTTCCTCTGTTTCCCATTCTGGATATTCATGTGCACACAAATTTAAAATTTCATGTGGGGCGGCCCGTTTGAGTCGCTGTGGAGTTTCCAAATAATGTATAGTGCACATATTAAAGTTAAACTGTCTATTATCATTTGTCTCTTTCCATACGCATATTGCCGGTGATGTTAGTGAATAATCAATCCCAGCCAGTTTCTTCATCATGTATAATACTCTCTGCAGGTTCTTCAATTAGATTACTGCAGAAAGGACAACATTCAATAGCCTGTTTAGGCTTTTCATCTTTCATTTTATATTTAATGACATATTCCTCATCGCAGTAATCGCACAATATCTCATAAAGTATATAGTCATCTTCATTTATCTTAACATCTATAGGCATCAATTCCCTTATTATAATTTAAATAGAGTTCTTTAAAGTTAATGGTTTTTTATCTTGGTCTTCTTTCATTTTACGTTTTACTTCTAGTGAACATTCAAATGAAAGATCGTAGATGTATTTATGAATTTGAGGTGGGAGTGCCATATTTGCTCCAATCACTTTCACAAACCGCTCATACTCATAGTCTTTTTCAAATCCATCTACAGTACATTTGACTACAGAGAATACTTGTCTTGGTGCCATCACTCGTTGTACATCGGGATTCAAAGCCATACTGAGGAAATATTTTGCATACCAATATTCCTTCTCTACATGGGGCCAAGGTTTGAGTTTTTTAGTTTCTACTACTTCAGTTTTAATTTCCTTTTCTGGTTTTGTTTGTCCAAAATTTACTGTGCACCCTACGAATAATATAGTAAATATAATTATGATGATTGAATTTTTCATCTAATCCTTGTTAAATTATTTCACAACCTCCTGCCGTACATGCCAACTCCTGACTTGCTATGGTGTAGTCTTGTGATTCGTATTTTGATAACTCTGCCCAATCCACATTTTTAGGCATCGTCTTTAAGGCTTCTTTGTACTCTTCCTCTGTACAGTCTTGATATGGTGCCTGACGATATACATGCTCACTAAATGGAAGAAATGATATACCACTAATAGAATCAAAATGATCATACACCCAAGCTGCTACTTCAACCCACTCATCTTCCTTTACGGAAATTGTAACAGATGGTTTATGTTCACACCAACTTTCTGCATAAACTTTCCAAAGTTCTAATTGTTCCAATGCAGTCATGTCCATACGACAAACAGCTCCTTTTGGAGTTTTAAATGGAAATGAAAAAACTGTCGTATGTTCTGGTTTTGTCACATCTACCTCATTTGGAAATCCCATATCTTGCATGAGTTTACAAAGAGGGTCTTTATTGTCGGCTCTTACAGTTCGTATATAATGGGGATTATGACGAGCATGAATACCACTAGCACTATCAACGAGCTGAGAAACAGTACCACTCGGTTTAACGCACGTGATTGCTGCACTAACTGGAATTCCAAGTTTGTCTGCCCATTCTTTATTTGTTTCATAAGCGATATCTCTCAATTCTTCAAGTAGTTTATCTAATCCTTTTTTAGATCCGTTTGTAAGAGGATTATCCATTATTCCTGTGAGGGATACTCCCAATAATCGTTCCTCATCACAGTTCTTTTTCCACTCTCTGGAAAGATATTTAAATTCAGTAAGGGTTGATTGAAATGTTCCAAGGATAGCCGCAGTTCTAACTTTTTCTTTGAGAGATTCGCGAGTGTCTTCTCGTCTGACAACGCACTCTGAGAGGTTACAGAATTCTCGTGACCGTAAAATGATCTCGCTACATGGATTTGTGCCAAAGTCCTCTCTAGCAATTCGTCTTGTAATAAATTTTCCATCTTCATCTTTATATCTCTCATTTAATTGTTCAACTGTTTTTTTGGCTGACATGCCATTATAAATTCCTCGTTCCCCCGATTTAGAATCATAGAGACTGAGCCACTCTCGCATGAAAGTACCAACGTCTGGTTTTTCTTTATAGTTAACAGAGTTGTTTGCGAGTGCTCTTTGCACGTTATGTGTATACCACTCACCATGTTTTGCAAATCGCATCTCTCTGTCATTGAGGTTAGACAGGCTGATAAGAGCACTACGGCGAACACCACCAACAACCACAATTTCTGCTGTTTTACATACGATATCATGACATTCTACTGGATGTAATTTCCTCCCTAAAGAGTTCCTAAAAGTATTTATTGTAAATTTAAACAAATCTACTAGTGGAGCTGGGCCTGATGCCCGTCCACCAAAGGTCTTGAGGGGTGCACCAGCTTCTCTTACTTTAGATACATCCCACTTTGGAATAAGACCACCATACAACAATGATACTAATTCTTTAAATGCCTTAGCCCACCCCAACTTTGAATCTGCAACTACTACTACAGTATCAGTATCATATAATTCATCTGGAACTGCTGGTAATTGATTAGTGTGTTCTTGTTCTACAGAAAACCCTACTCCTGTTCCATTCATCAACACATAAAGGATTTCGTCAAATGATCTTGGATTATCGACTTTAATATAAGCGCAATTATATCCAGCGACATTTTCTTTTTCTAATGCTGGCCCCGCAGTCATAAGACATCTCATTGAAGGCATCACTTTTAATTCTTTGACTGCATTTTCTAGTTCGACTCGTTCTCCGTTCTCTAACTTGTAATCATTTTTTTCTTCCAACCATTCTGTAAAAAAGTTAAAATATCTACCAACCGTTTCATCCCATGTTTCCCTTCTTCCCAAATCGTAATCCCATCGTGCGTATCTGGATAGGTGGATGTATTCTTGATAAATGGTTGGTAGTCTCATTCTGCATCTCCTTGCTTTAATTTTTCTAAAAATTCTTTTGATTCTCGTTTTCCTAATTTACTCTCTAAAACACCAACATCCTTAACACTCATTCCTGCTAGTGCAGCCTTTGCATCTGTATATGATAAAAGTTCTCTAATAACCTCCATTTCTTGTTTTGAAAATGTTGTTGATCCTTGTACATAATCTTCAAATGCTTCACAACATAAAGGAAAATTCGGTTTCACTAACTCATACATTGCATTTGCATAGTCTCTAATTTCTCTCTGTGCATGACTATCAGATCTCAATTTTACAAAATGAAAGAAATTATGTAAATCAATTTTCCATATACATTCAGTATAATTAGCAACAGGCAAGACCGCTCTAGCTACTTCTCTAGAGAGATCATGTTCTAATAGAACTTGATATGCCATACTAGCACCATCATAAATCCTATTAAATTCAAATTGTAATAAACCTTGTTGCTCGAGGACTTCTCCCCTACCTTGGTTATTTGTCGTAGATTGTTTCGCGAGGTAATCACCCTCAGGCAGATAAAATTCATTACTCATCACTGAGTAACGGCCAGAATACTCGTTCAGGTTTGCCGTCCTGTGTCTTACGAGTTGTCTCATAATGAAAATTGGTAATTTCAAATGGAACTTGACTTCACACATCTCAAAGGGTGAGGTATGTTTGTGTCTCATTAGGTAACGGATAAGGTTCCGCGTCTGATTTACCTTTCTTGTTCCTTCTCCATAACTAATACGAGCAGAGTTCTCTACTTCTTCATCGTCGCCCATCACATCTAGAAGTTTTACAAATCCTAGTTGATGAATGGTTTTCATACCTAAACTTTTTTCCAACTATGCACTTCCCACTCACCCCGCTGACCAGAGTAAGTATTTGTATTTATAATTTCAACTAACCGAGCATCCTTTATACTGGTTAGAACCATGTCATTGATATCTTTACAAGTAATTGAATTTGGCCATACCACAATCTTCCAGCCATCTTGTAAAGACTTTATCATACTTCTTGCTATTTGAAAATTTCTTGGTTCATTGTCAAATATGAGTGTGGTCTTATCTTTATCAAGGATACTCAAATCAGACATATCCGCACCAGCCATTGCGAGACAATTTGGAAGAAAGAGTGAGTCAATTGGGCCCTCTACCAAATATGTATATTGTTCTGAATTCCACCTTTCAAGTCCAAATACTTTTGGTGCGTCTTCATGAACTTTGACTGTTACATATCTAACTTTAGATTCTTGTAGGGCCCGCCCCTGTGCTCCGATAAGTTGGTTATCTTTATCAAAAAAGGGTATCACTAGTCGTGGTTCTTTACCCATCAAATTTGAGTAATCGACTTGACATACCGAAAGGGCCCAATTCTTGAAATCTTCTTCTTTCATTTATA